TGCACTTGACTTTCCTTGCTCATAAAAAAATCGAGCAAATTTATCAGGGTTCATTGCGATAGCTAAAGATCTGTGATATCCTTCTGCATCTTTTAAAAGACCTTGATCATCCAAAAACTTTTTTACAAAATTCATTGGAGTTTCTTGCATCTTTTTCAATTCAGAAGCACTTCCAGGTGAAAAGTATACCTCGCTTTCGTCTAAATTGAACTTAAAACCTTTAAATTCATTATTGAATACCTCGTCTGTTTTTTTAACAAAGTATTCTCCTTTGCGTTTTGCTTCTTCCTGTTGACTTTGAGCCGATTGAACATATTGCTTATAAGCTTTATATTCTTCAGTATCATTGAACGAGTTTTCTCTTGACTCAAGAGGAACCTTGTATTGTTCTTGTTGATCCTTAAAAAATCTTTTTGCTTTAGCAATAATTTTTTTCTTTGCTAATTTAGTTTTCTTGATTACTGATTCATCGTCTACTTCCTCATCATATTCATAATCCTCCATTAGAGAATTAATATCTTCCGGATCTAAACCTTCCTCAGTAATTGTTAAATACTCTCTTACCAAAGCATCGGAATTAAGATTAGAATAATCTTTTTGTAACCTAACAAAATCTTCTAAACTTCGTCCCGTTTCTTTTTTATATTTAAAGTAAGCCGCAACATCTTCAGGCATTTCAGGTGCCTCTTCTCTTGCGCTAATTAATTCATCAATAGAATTAATTTCCTTACCATATCTACTTCCAATAAACGAAAGAACTTCTTCTTCAGATAATTCTTTTGGCTGTGGAGTTTCTTCAACTGGCTCTTCTACTTTTTCAGTAGCCTGTTCAGTTGTCTCCTGCGCTTGAGATTTATCTTCCTGTTCTACGACAGGCTCTTCATTAGAATCTTTGCTTGAAGTCTCTTCAAACTTTAATTCTTGTTGTGCTTGATGTTTGTCGAGTAATTCTTGTTCAACTTCTTGTACTGATTTCTCTTCAACATCAGTAAGCTCTCTTACTTTGATTTCCATTAGATTTAAATTAGATTTTATTTTACAAAGTTATATAAAAAAAATATACGTTTTTTGGCCTATCTGGGCTCAAACTCGGCAAGATCAAAACCATCTAAACTGTCTTCATTTGACTCAAAGTTTTGTGGAGGTAAGTTGTTTTTTCTTTGATTGATTAGTTTTGATTGTTCACTGTTTTGCTGACTTATTCTTTGGCTTTTGGCTTTTTCTCGAGACTCTTCTCTTTGTGCTAATGC